TTTCGGGAACCCTGTGCCGTAAATCCACATCAACTGGTCGCGTACTTCCGTGGCCGAGACATGTCTGATAATGCCTTCAGTGCAATGACATCGGCGACTTTCAACATGGGTTGTTACAACTTGCGCACATATTATAGTCCGGTGCGAAAGGCTCGTTTTGAAACATCCATCCACAAATATGCGCAGGCTGGTAATTGGGAAATGATGTGCAACCACTTACCTGATTTTGCAAATAGTGGGGGTAAAAAACTCAATGGACTCGTAATACGTCGCGATAAGGAGAAGGAATTATGCCTAACCCCGTAAAAGCCATCGCCTATATCGTCGTCGTGCTGCTGGCGCTGTCTGCTGTTGTTGGCGCTGGCGCATGGCTGGCGTCACGACACTATCAGCCGACTATCGATAGCCTTAATGCCAAGCTGTCAAAATGCGGGAGCCTGAAGGATCAGGCCGACGCAGGCATTCTCTCGCAGAACAATGCCATTACCGCGCTGAGCTTGGCGGGCATCGCCCGTGGAATTGCTGCTGAGAACGCCGTGGTCGCATCCCGCGCATCAGCAAAGGATGATTACGGAAAGGCTAACGAAGTGCTGGCTGAGCGGGTGGAAGGTCATGATGTTTGCGCAGCTGCTGCTTCAGCGTTTGACGCCGAGATGGCGCTGGAGCGTGCGAAATGAAATGGTTTCTCGCTGTGATGATTATTGCCTTGGCAGGTTGCAGCAATGAGGTGAAGAAACCGGAACCGGTTTATGTTGAAGTCAAAGTGCCGGTTGGGGTACCTTGTGACCCCGGCGAAATCTCAGCGCCAGCCTTTGCCGTTGACCGGCTACCGATCGGTTCCTCCATTGATAAGCAGATGCAAGCTCTGCGAGCAGAACGCCACCAGCGCATTGGTTACGAGAAAGAACTCAATGCCGCAATCGACTCATGCCGAAGCACTTCAAACAGGTCACTTTCTTCTGGTGACGGTATAGATGACGGTATAAAGAAATGACCTGATGCATCAGCCCTTGCACAGCAAGGCTTGGCTGTCCTACTTGATAATTGAGTGGGAATAGTATACGGCCACTTGTTAACGATTTGAGTCGATAGCAAAACCCACAAGCCCTCTGGTAAAACAGGGGGCTTTCTCTTTTCTACGATTGATAACGAATGCTTAAAGCCTCAAATTTTTACCGGTATTTTTGACGGTAAAAGCAAAATCGGTGTACTCTCGCAAAACTTTACCGTCACCTTTTAGGTATCTCTTAAAGGTTTTTTGACGGTATAACCGGCGAGGGCGCAGCATGCTGACAGATACCAAACTCAAGAACCTCAAACCACGCGACAAGCTCTACAAAGAAACTGACCGCGACGGCCTTTACGTTTCCGTGTCGCCTGCTGGCACCGTGGCATTCCGATATGACTACAGAATATTTGGCCGCCGCGAGACGCTGACGATCGGTAAGTATGGCGCTGACGGTATAACTTTGGCCGAAGCCCGCGATCGCCTCTACGCTGCCAAAAAGCTGTTGGAGTCAGGTATATCACCGGCTGCGCAGAAGCGCGACGGTAAAAACCAAGTGAGAGAAGCAAAGCGTTTTATTGATTTTACCGTCAAGTGGCTAAGCGAAGCCAAGTTTGCGGAAAGTACGCGCGCCATGAAGCAGGGGTGCATCGACCGTGAAATCACCGGCACCATTGGCAACCGACTGCTGCATGAGATAACGCCGCAGGTTCTGCGCACTCTGTGTGAAAGCATTAAAGATCGCGGGGGACGCTCTACTGCCGTGCAGGTGCGCGAGATCGTTGGTGCCGTTTTCCGCTACGCCATCGACCGTGGCCACAACGTTATCAATCCTGCGGACAGCATCAAGGCATCATCGATCGCCACCTTCGAAGCGCGCGACCGGGCAATGACTCCGAAGGAGATCGGCCAGTTCTTCAGAACGCTGGACACCATCGGGACATTACCGACGCTGAAGCTGGCGGTTAAACTGGTGCTACTGACCATGGTCAGGAAATCTGAACTTACTCACGCTGAGTGGGACGAAGTTGATTTTATTGATCGGAAGTGGACTATACCGGCGGGCAGGATGAAGGCGGGGCGTTCCCATGTCATTTATCTATCTAACCAAGCTCTCGATATTCTAACCGGCCTGAAGATGTGCGCCGGGGGCAGCAAGTACGTTTTTCCCGGCAGATATGACACGTCGAAACCGTTGTCTAGTGCGGCGCTGAATAGGGTGATTACGGCAACTGTTGATCAAATGGGGTTTGATGGCAATCCGATGGCGCCAGTATCCGTGCATGACCTGCGGCGGACGGCATCAACGCTACTGCATGAGGCGGGATTCAATTCTGACTGGATAGAGAAGTGTCTGGCGCATGAGCAGCGCGGCGTCCGCGCAGTCTACAACAAAGCAGAATACGCGGAGCAGCGCCGGGACATGTTGCAAAGGTGGGCAGATATGGTGGATGGGTGGATAGCAAAAGAGGCGGGTTAATCTGTATGAACCTCAGCTTTACAATCAAAAATGATGGCGAAAAATATTAGCCATCCCCAGCCGTCAGCGCCTGCCGCGGCAAGATAAATGGCCCCGATGATTGCCACGGTTTGTGGCAATCGAATCGAAATTATTCTGAGCAAGAAATTCATGAGGCATTCTCCTTTTTTTCTTTTACAGAAATTTTTACTTGTTGAAAAGAATGGGCAATTCGCGCAGCGGCGGTGGTTAGATGATCAGGATCAAGCTCTATTCCAATGAAACTGAAACCGTCCAAAATGGCGGCTTTTCCTGTGGAGCCAGACCCCATGAATGGGTCAAGGACCGTCCCACCAGCGGGAGTTACCAGACGACATAAATAGCGCATTAGGTCACAAGGCTTTACGGTTGGGTGCGCGTTGCGGGCGCCAGTGGTTCGCCCAGCACCAGCGCGCGGGTCATTCATTCCCGCGCTGCCCTCTCTTCTCCCGCCGGTCATTTCGGTAGCCGAAACCGGCACAAATCGATCCATCCCCTCGTCGCGCTCAGTTTTTGTTACTTTGGCGCAGTAGAAGAAACGCGCTGCTGACGTGCTGCTCTCTACTCGAGCGGCATGATCTCGAGGTGCGTTCATATCGCCATAACAGATACGGGCCGGGCGGCAATTTCCCGTAGTTTTCAAATCCCCCTGTTGACCCTTGGCTTCCGGGAACGCCGCAACCACATCGTCACTCCCATCGTGCAATACATTCGCCGGCCAGCGGCCGAGTTGCTCAGGTTGCCAGTCAGCGCCAGCCGCCTCTTTCCCATCGCGAACGTGGGACAAGAGAGCGCCAGCACCACCTGTTAATGCTTCGCCTGTCGGCACTCGAGAAATATCGATATTCAACGCGCCGGTCCCGAACTCACGGACGTTCGCCTCTACTGTTCCAGCGAGTGGTTTTCGCGCCATCACGATTGGTTCATGGGCCGGTTTCAGAGCTGTGCCCATTCCAGCATGCTCTCCATTGAGGTTTTTAGATTTCGGGAACCCTGTGCCGTAAATCCACATCAACTGGTCGCGTATTTCGAAACCTGCATCCTCAATATTTACGACCAAACGGTGATAGGTTCGTGAGCCGCCAAACGCAAGGAGGTGCCCGCCCGGCTTCAGAACTCTCAAGCACTCAGCCCATTGGTCAACAGTTGGCACCTGATAATCCCACTTATGCCCCATGAAATTCAGGCCGTAAGGTGGGTCAGTTACTATCGAATCCACGCTATTATCTGGGATGCCGCGCATTACGTCTTCACAGCGTCCAATATTAAGTTGGTAGGTCATAGACGAATAACCTCAGGCAGGTAAATTTTTGCCACCCGATAGCGCAAGTAAAAACTATCGGCCCGGCACATCACCGCCCATACTTTGCGGCGGCGCTTGTGGAGATAGGTCATCATTGGGAAGTAAACCAAGATCATGACAGCCCAAGCGATGAGAGGAATTAGCCAGTAGTGCATCACTCTTTCCCCTTAATCCCATGCTTCGCTTTCAGCTCTGCCAGCTTCGACAGGTTGCGGCTTTTACCGGCCGCTCGGTTGAAGTCCAGCAAAGGCTGCTCAGGCTTCTGCTTTTCGGTTGGTTCGTTCACGCTGACACCTCCACGCGGCGCGCTGATTTGCGGCAGAAGTCTGCGCGTTCATCAGACCAGTAGACGTTTTTACCGTGGGCGACGCGGTTGGCGTCTTCCCACAGCTTCGCGGCCTCGGCAAAGTCGCCGCGCTTCTCTGCGGCCACTGCCTGTTTTGAAAGGTTGATGTATCCCAGTGTCATAGGTCACCGCCTACTAGCTTGAATTCGATGACCCATACCCAAGGGTTAACCTTGAAAGTGTTATCCGGGTAGATGCCGTCCCAGAGGTCACGGAACCAGAGCCAAGCGCCAGTTGAGCCTCCGTCAATTTCCCGTTCCGCCGGGTATCCTTCTGCTTTGGCATCGGCGTTCGTGATGCTGTTCAGCCGTTCTACCCGCACGCCGGTGATCAGCAGGTCGATGCGAGACGCCCAGCGCGGCATGTGAATGGATGGTTTCCAGCCAACCAGTTCATCGCCAGTCCACGATGCGCGATGTATGCAGTGCGTTGGGTTCTGGAAATGTTTTGGTATCATGCTGAGCGGAGCCCCTTTGCATCCATAAAACTCAACATCACTCCATGAACCATCACGCGGCGCGTCTGGCATCCAAGTCTCGCGCACCCAGAGCTGATCCCCGCGCATCCCAAGCGGACAGGCAATTTTCATCATGTCGTTACGAACCATCATTTTTGCGGCGTGGTATGGAATCCAGTAGCCGGGCACTCCACATTCATCTTCTGGCGGAATAACCTCGGGTTGGTCTCGCATGATCCTCCGTGTCTGCGTCTTGCGGCCGCTGAGGATGGCCTGAACCATTTCAGCGTTGAATAAAATAGGGCGTTCTTTCATGGTCACATCCCCGCGTGGGCTTCGGCGCGGCGCTGCGCCTTCATGTGGTTAGGGTTACGCGCATTCTTCGCTGACAGGGAAGGGTCACGAACGGCGGTGGCGGCGTTAGCCTGCCGCTTATCGAGCCAATCCTCGACCTCATCAAGATTCCACGCTACGGCGCGGCTGGTGAGCGGGAAGCGCTTCGGGAAGTCGCCGGACTTTTCCAACTGGTCAATGGCGTATTCGGATAACGGAACCATCTTCAAGAGTTCCGGCTTTCTAATTGCTGCTTTCATTGGGGGATCCTCAAGAGTGGCGGGGCGACTGCCCCGCGCTGGTGGTTATTGGAATTCTGGTCGCAGGTCGTTCAGGGTGATGGTGAAGGCGTCGAACAGGTCCGGCCCAAGCTTCTGCTTACGGCTGTTTAGCAACTGCTCTACCTTGCCGAATTGCTCTTTTGCCTCAGGGTCTGAAACGTCCAAGCTGTTAATGGCTGCCTCAACTGCGTGATGCGAATCAAGCTGGTGGTATTTGGCGACCGCTTTACCTTTCAGGGCAGTAAACAGCGCGTTGCCCAAGGCCGCTTTCTGGTCGTCCAAATCGGCGCGGATGGCCTTAGCTTTATCGCAGGTGTCCGCCGCTTCGATCTGAGCGAGATACTCAGATTCAAGGCTTGAGGTGTCCGCCGTTGGCGCAGCCCCCTGTTCAGGTTCAGCAACCACTGTTTGGCCGACTTCTTTTTCAGACATCTGGCGAATGCTGGCGCGCTCTGCTGGTGGGTTTATCTCCTTCTCGCTGCGCTGATCAATCTCATCCGGTGTGTAAACGCCAAGCAGTACCTCAGGGCAGTAAAGGCGCGCCCAGTACTTGATGCCCAGATAAGCAATCTGCTGCTTAGGCTGCGTTTTCCAGAGTGGTGAATTACGGGTTTTAACGTCCGCCAGATAAACCGGCTCGCCCCATGTGATTTCTGATTCGCCGCGAAGGATTGCACCAACTTTGATAAACAGCCCTGATTCATCGCGCTTATCTGGCGATACTCCGCCGATGCGATCCCACTCTCCGCCATACTCGAAATGGAAGCGGCCCTGTACTGCCGTTGAGCTGGTCACCACTGCATTGACCAGTTGCGCTTCGTATCCCAGCGTTCCGTTGATGACGTGCGTTTTTTGCGCCACAACAAACGGGTCCATGCCCCAGCGCATCGACTGCATTACGATGGCCATGCAGTCAGCTGGCTTGTTCTGGAAGTGAGTTGGCACTGAAACTTTTCCCGCCGACATCAGTTCTGAGAACTTGATAATGCGGTCCATGCCGTCCGCGCTGAGCATCATAGAAACGCCATTCATAGTTGAAGGCTGCGCTTTCATTTCAGCCAAGGTTAATTGTTGGGTCATGTTTTTTATCTCCAGTTAAGCGAGGCGCAGCGATTCAAGGCGGCGCAGGTCAAAGTCGTTTAGTTCATCCACCAGCTCACTGGTGATTGGGGCAGGCCAGATGCCTGTGTCTTGAGCGTTCTGGATGTCGCGCAACGCCTTCTTGTATTCGAGGCGGCCCAACTCCAATTCGTCTTCTGAGGCTTCAACGATGGCGATCCAGTGATAGCCTTCGTCTTTGTTGACGAATATCCAGAAGAACTGGGACATGTCGGCAACGTCGCAATACATCGCGGCGCTGACGTGGTAGTCCATATCGATGATGGTGCGGTGAAGTTTGGCGCGTAGAGCTTCCTGCTTGATACGGCCAAGGCTGACCGTTTTCAGGTCGAAGCAAACACGGATGCCGTTGAAGTCGATTTCCATATCCGGGCGCACTCGCACATCAAGGCCAGTGTCTTCGTCCATTCCGAAGTAGCTGACCTCGACCGCGCGGTTAGGGTTTTTTACCAGCCCACCAGCAGATGGGTGGTTAAACACGGCCTGCTGGATGCTGGTGGCCAGCTCGAGCTGTTGGCGCGTAACCTGAATTTTCGAGGTGGCAGCGTTCCATTTTGCAAAGATTTCATCAGCGAATTGGGCATCCGGCTTTAGAGATTTAATGCGTTCACTGATTTCATCTTTTGTGCCGCTAGTATTAAGTGGCAGAGGCTTGGCGCGGTCCTCTTCAACTAATTCAGGATTGATGGTAGCCAGTTGCTCAAGCAGCGCGTCCCGGCTACCGGATGTTTTGAGGGGCTGAGGCAGAGTAGCGTTG